AAAAAAAAAAAAAAAATCCGAAAAATTTTGGATATTTTTTCATAAAATGAAAAAATATCCGTTTGGAAAAATCCAAAGTGGATGAATCCGAAATGGATTTTGCCAAAGTGGATGAATCCACGAGGATAAATGGCAGTTGGATGAATCCTAGAACAAGACGCAAATGCGTGGACATGTGGACATTTTCACGAAAATGTAGATGTAACAAGGATTTTGAAGGATTTTTAATGTGGACAAAAATGTGGGCACTTCGAAAGTGCTGATTATATCTGCGTTTTGACGTGGACATTAAAATGTAGATAAAATCTAGATTTTTTGATTTTAATGTGGACACTTTTTAGACAAGACAAACAAAGTTTGTTTAATGAACAAAGATTATTAGTTTAAACTAATCGTTAATCTCAATGCAAAAAACTACTTGACATTTTATCTAAAATGACATATGTATATATCAGTATGAATGAAGTACAAGACATTTTAAATCAAATATCTGAGATTGATAAAGAGATTAAGCAACTCCTAGACAATCTTGTCTCTTTAAAAGAGCAGAGACGCCAACTCCGCAGGCAACTTTCTCAAGCCCTCGTTCAGGCAGAACCGACAATTTCAAAGGCTTATCGCAAATCCCCCGAAACTCAGCAAGACAAGAAAATTTTTCAAATTTTAGCTGGCCTAAACGAAGGCCAGCTTAGCCGCCTTGCGGAGGCAATCGCGGAGGCGGCAAAACAAGAAGAAAGGAGGTGAAAGGCGTGGAAAGAACTTTCATGGTCACGATTAGGGTGTACGGGGACGGATTCAAGACAAGCCTCAGCAAAGAAGCGAGGCTGAGGCTGAACGGAAACGCCGCTCTCAGCGTGACGGACGTCAAAGACATCCTTCATGAACTGCTAAGATGTCTGTTAGGGTCTTTGTCTGACACGGAAATAAATGAAGCGGTCAACCCAAAAACAGAAGAATAAATTTTTGGGCTGGCAAGTGCAGCCCAAAAAAGGAGGCAAAAATGAAAAGAATTCACATCTTTGCTGACGGTGTAGGATATTACAAAAACCTTAAAGAGCGTTGCCGTGTTCCCATCTCCAAAGACGAAGGCCCCGTTTGCATTACGACATTTCCTTTAGAGAAACGGGAAGATATTAAGGTTCTTGTGTACTACCTAAAATTTGTTATAGAAGAGCTAAAGGAAAGATTTGCAAGGGAGGCAGAAGATGTACAAACTGAGGCCATTGACAATGAAGGAAATTAGAAATTTCGCCTCTCGTCCCTTCGTTCGTCAAGTCGCCGTGGAAAACTTCCTTATGACGGTTCATCACAATCAAACGGCAGGAATCGCATTTTTGAACCTCGTCAGAGATGCTTCAGTTTACAGATGGGACGACGGAACGGTCAATGCCATCATTGATGGCATTATGGCGGCCGTCCAGGAAGATGGAGGAGAGGAAGATGAAGAATTTGTTCTTGAAGATTAGAGAGTGGCAAATCAAACAGTTAATTGAAGACCTGCGTTACAGAGTGACTCTCTCCCGTTCTGGAGCGACGGATAACTATCATTTTGCCATACAGCAACTTCAGGAATTAAAAAATGAATGCCTCGCCGAGCAAATCCTCTCAAGTCTCGGCGAGGCAGAAAGCAGGCTTCTCATCCAGGCAGTCAAAAGAAAGGCCGAAGAAATGAAGAAGCCTAAAAGGCGGGGCTTTGCTCAAAAATATTGGTTTAGATAAACGGCCGAAAGGCCGAAGAAAGGAGGTGAAAAAGGCGTGCCATTAGAACTCGGCATCTCATTTGAGGATTTGGAAAAGGAAGTGTCCAAGCCGATTCCTGAGGGTGATTACGAATTTGCTATCGCAGGCTACAACCTTACGGAGACACAGGAAGGTCGGCCGATGATTGCGTGGCGTTTAGAGTTGTCCGGTCAGAACGCCGCAGACGCAGGCGTTCAAGGCAGAAGCGTTTTGTATAACACTCCGCTCCCATGTTGGCAAAATCCTGATGGTTCATATGAGGTCAAAGCGGAAAAGCCTCATCCAGACGCAAAATTCATCACCAGCGGCACGAATTTCCTAGTTGACCTTTGCAAAGGCGTCGGCTATTCGTGGGAGGATGAGCTTGACCCAGAAGAGATGATTCGCCTTTCAGGCTGGTTAAGAATCACTCATCGTGAATACCAAGGTAGGCCAAGGGAGCAGGTTAGAATCTACCCTCAGGAACAGACGAAAGATTGATTGTGAACCTTTAAAAAATCTTCAAAGGAAGGAGGTGAAAAAGCCAATGAGAACAGAGGTTGTAAAGGCCACAGTCAAAGAGACTGGCGAGGAACTTTCCCGTGAGGTTCAGTTTCCTGAAACTTGGGAGGAGATTATTGAGGCTTGCAATGGCGACGGAGATTTAGCAGTTAGGGTGTTCAACAGAGGCTGGCGTTTGTACCACCAGGCAGACATGAAGAGCGGCGGAAAGGCCAAGCTCCGTGAACTGGCCAAGAAATTAGCTGAGTTGCCGCCCGAGAAGGTCGAGGCAATTTTCAAGAAGCTGGGCGTGGCATAGCATCCATCTCCTAGCCTTCTCATACACCGTGCCACGTCTAGCCTCTTTGAAGTGCAAAGCCCCTCGGCACGCCTTAGGCAAGTAGGAGGGGCAAGAGGCAAAAATGAAAGAGAGGTTAAGTAAAGAAAAATTGGCAAAGTTTTTGTTTATGTACAAAACAGCATTGCGGTGCAAATACTGCGGCAGAGAGATAACTGCTGAGGACATTGAGGCTTATGGAGACAGGATATGTGGAAGATGTGCAATTGGTGTTGCTTTAGTGGAAGGAAAAAAGGAGGAATAAAAATGAAAGAAGAAGCCGAAATAATCTTTTATAACGCAAACGAGGCGGGCGTCGAAATCCAAGAATTTGGAACGCCTGCTTTCGTTTGTGTAGATTTGGATTTTGGCCACATAAAAGCCAAACTTTATTTCAATAATAAAAAGGAGGTGGAAGATTTCATCAGGCTATTGACTGAAAGGCTCAAGAATTGTGAGGTAATACCATGAAAGGAGGAGAAAAGATGAAAGTTTTAGGAAGCCTAAAACTAAACCTACGAACAACGATTGAAAAAGTTGAGGCTGACGGCGAAGAAACCTTCGTCGTTAGGGCCTACAACAAGGAATTAGCAAGATTTAAAGATGAATGTGATTTGATATGGTATTTATATCACCTTCTAGAGGAAGGCAGGCTGGTATGAACATTGAAGAGGAAATTTTAAAAATTTTAAAAAATCAAAAAGCCGCCACCATTTCGGCCCTGATGAATCGGCTGGGCCTCAGCCAAATTTCTGTGGAAAGGGCTTTGCGAAGCCTCCAAAGGAAGGGCCTAGCCGAAAGGGCCCCAAATTGGATTGGGTGGAGGGCGGCAAAGGACGGCAAAAATGTATAGGTACGACAACACAAGCCTAAGCATCTTTCGGCGTTGCCCAAAGAGGTATTTTTGGCGTATCATCAAGGGCCTGGCTCCGAAGGAACAAGACTTTAAAATGGCTTTCGGCCAGGCCTTTCATGAAGCCCTAACATTCATGTACAAAGGCCAAAAGGAGGAAGCTGAAAATGTCCTTAAAAAATTTTATTCCAGACTTGCTCCAGAGGTTAATTTGGGCGGTAGGACGCTTGACAATGCGAAAACTCTTCTGGAGAGGGCGTTAAACTTTCCAAACTTCAAGATGAAAAGCCAAGGCGTGTATTTTCAATTTCCGTTGGAAGGAGACATAATTTACGAAGGCGAAATCGATTTGGTTGGCGAATTTCTCGGAGATTTGTTAATCGTAGAAAATAAAACCTCCTATAAGAGGATTTTCTTTCCTCGTCCGAACAACCAAATTACAGGATACATCTGGGCGGCAGAACAGGCCTTAGGCAAAAGGCCGAGGGCCTGCATCCAACTGTTCACTTTTCAGGTTAAGAGTTGTGAAATAAATAGATTTTTTACGGAACGAATGGATTGGGAAATTGAAGAATGGAAGAAAGATATTTTGGCCCTTCACAGGGCCAGGATGAAATATGAAGAAATGAATTTTTGGCCTCGAGGCCCCGAATGGGAATGTCAGGCATGTCCATACAAGATTCTTTGCGATACGCCAGGATACCTCCAAAGCCGAATCATAAATGATTCTTTTGTAAAGGAGGTGTGGCAGCCATGCAAAAAAGCCTAAAGGCAGGGCCAAGAGGATTTTATGTTCCTTCTGCGAAGGAACAAGAAAAAGAACGGCTCTACAAAAGGCTTGATGAAGTTTGGGAAATGCTGACAAGCAAGAAAAAATTCGGCCTTTCGGCCCAAGAGGTTGAAAATTTGAGGCAAGAGGCAGGAACGATAATTTTAAAACTTGCCGAAATTGATGAGGATATTTCTTCACAAAATGAAAAAATAACCAAAAGGAGGTGAACAAAATGTTTGACCATAAAAAAGACAATTTTTCTGAGGCTTGCGGCCTTTCGCATGAACAAGCCAAGGCCCTTTTGACCACAGTCAAAGCCATTTATCTTTCTTCTGAAACTGTTGGAGATTTTCTTAGGCAGGCGGCTGAAATGCCTAGAGTCGGCTCGGCGTTTGCAATCGTAGTTCATCTTTTAGACGCCTTAAACCTAGTCGAAGAACACCACGAGGAAAACCCAAACATAGCCGAACCTCTTACTGACAATCCTGTTCTTGCGGGAATCAGCCATCAACTTATCAAAAGGTTTGACACAAAATCTAAAGCTGTTGAATGGCTCTCCACTCAATGGGATAGAGAGGCTTTGGCCTATTTGCTCTTTGGGGCGGTTCAAACACATCTTGAGGTTTTAAAAATTAAAATCTTTGGAGGCAAAAATGGAGATAAAAAAGTATAAAAGAGAGGATTCGTCTTTGAGGATTTTGCTTCATGGCCCGCCAAAAACAGGCAAAACGTGGTTCAGCCTAGGCAGTCCTTCGCCTTTATTCTTCGATTTCGACTGCGGTCTTATGACCGCAATCGAAAAGGGAGTTGAGCCAGACTATATCGCTTACGACCTTTCTCAGCCAATCCAGGCCTGGAACAGTTTTGTCAAGGACATCAAAGACGCATTTACGTTGGATTATCAAACTATTGTGATTGATAGCGTTACGACTTTGACGGATAAGATTCTTTTGCCTGTCGCCCTTGGCATGGTCGGTCACAAAAAGATTTGGGATGCGAATGAAAGGACAAGAGGCCCCGTTTGGACAAATGTCAGGTTCATGTTAGAGGACATAATTGTCTCTGCCACAGACCTTTCACGAAAACATAACAAAAACTTCATTATGATTTGCCATGAGAGGGTTGACAAAAATGAAGTGACGGGGGAGATTATGATTTCGCCAGGCCTGACAGGAGCTTTGATGGCTATGGCTGGATGTTTCTTCGACTTCGTGTTGCATACGAAGGTTAAAAAAAGTGCACCTGTGCCTCCATCGTTTAAAGGCAAAAGGCCAAGCGTCCCTTTTAGATACGTTATTGAGACCAAAAGCCGAATCTACCAAACAGGGACGAGGGTGAATTTGCCTGATGAGATTGAATGTGAATGGGAGGCATTCATGAAAGAATTAAAAAGAAAGGAGGCAAAAAATGAAGCCGAAGAAAAAGAACAAAGAAAAAACATGGCTTGAAATTCTCGACGAATTGCGGGCCAGAGGTCTTTCGGATCTCTGGCCCTACGTTTCGGCCTTGCGGGGCCCAGATATGGCAGGCGGAATAAGCGTGTGGCTTATCAAAGCAGTTTTCACTGCGCCTTTGCGGGGCAGAGGAGATTCTGAGCATTTTTGCGATAATGCTTCAACCTTTCTAAGTCTTAACATTAAATCAATAGAAGAGGCTTTTAAGAGGGTTTCCAAAGGGCCGCCTGGAGATTACGCACATTATTTTGGCCATGTTCAATCAGCTTGGCGTGCCTTAGGCCGAAGAGACATCGCCAATCTTCTTGAAGCAATTAAGGAAGAAAGTTGGGTTTTGCCGAAAGGCGATTTGGCCAGAGAATATGCTGAAAAAGTCAAAGATTGGTTGGAAAGCGAGGAAGCTTTTCAGCCGAAAGGATAGGGACGAGGTTGAAAGAATTAAAAAGAAAGGAGGCAAAAAATGAAGAACAAGGAAAAAACATGGCTTGAAATTCTTAATGAGTTACGAGCTAAAAATCCCCAAGAAGTTGTGTTTTATGCCTCGGCATTGCGAGGCCCAGACATAGAATGTCTTGAATCGGCGGTTGTGAAAACAGTTTTCACCTCACCTTTAAGAGGAAAGGGAGCTGGATTTGGTTGGGAAGATGCTAGCCACTTCTTAGAATTGCCTCTTACCGTGATAGAAAGGACTTTTGAATTTGTAGGCAAGCACAAAAGAGATTATGAACATTACCTCAATCATATAAAATTTGCCTGGTATGCCCTTGGACGGCAAGACATTGCGTTGATAATTGCAGGCATTTGGGGAGAACATGAAAAAGAATCTGCCAAAAAATACGCTGAGAAGGTTAAGGATTGGTTGGAAAGCGAAGAGGCTTTCCAGCCGAAAGGAGGTGAAGAATGAGAGTCGTAATTCCTCCAAAAGATTTTGAAGATTATGAATGGGATGAGGATTTTAAACTCGTGATGTTTTGCTTAGAATTCACAAGATTATATTTTAGCCAAGAAAAAGTCGACGGCTGGGCACAAGAAAAACTAGAAGAATGGGGATATAAAGACAAGGACGAGGTTTATGGCCGCTTGTGGTGCAATTTCAAATACTTCAAGGGCCATGCCTTTGACAAAAAGTTTAAAATCGTAGAAAGCCACACAACTTACCCGTACTGCAAACAGGAAATCAGTTTTGCCGAAATTAAACCTGGACGTGTTATAGATACATTAACCAAAGCGGTGGAGAAAGGAATAACGATTTAGGAGGTGAGAAATGATTCGTCAAGGTGACTTCGTCAAAGTTAAAGTTTTTTACCCAAAAAACCCAAAACTTAACGGCCTTCACGAAGGCATTGTCCAAAAGATTGGCCAGTTTAAAACTGGCTTTGTTTATTTTAAGTTGAATGGGAAGTGCCTGCCGTTGAGCAGAAAATATATGAAAATTGTTGAAAGGAGGTAAACAATGGGATTTACTTTACGATTCACCTCAGGTTTTGGGCCTGACGAGGTCGCAGTTATCAGGCCCGAGGACTTTTATCCTAAGATTAGCATTCACCTGTTAAGGCAATTCGGCGTGAAACGACTTGAATGCCCGCCTCGGAGTGGCAACTACAAGGAGTTAGAGGTTGGCCTTAAAGGAAGGTTTTGCCTTTATTTCTTCGATGAAGAAGATAGGGACGAGGTTGAAAAATGCTTTTATTGTGAGGTTATAGAATAAAGGAGGTGAAAAGATGGAAGTTTTAGCTTGGGCCATTACAATCATCGTCGTAACTTTGGCAATTTTTGGGAGGTAAAAAATGACGGACAAAGAAAAGTTAATGACTTTTATGGGAAAGATAAAGCAAAGGCTCTACCTGACGGGATGCCCTTTTTATCATCTTTTTTACACTCCGAAAGATGCGGAAAAGATCTCGAAACGGGACGATTTTAACGCAACAGTAGATTGGCTACTTATAGAGTTTAACGCCCTTTGGTTAAAAAGGGAAGGTTTCCTCTGGCCTCGCCTAATAATTTTGGATGCGGAGGACGTTAAGCAAATTCAGAACTGGTTCCCAGTTTGGTTTTGCCTTGATTCGTCCTGGCACTTCTTTAAACATGAATGGTACAAGAAAGTCTTAGAAGAAATAAAAGGAGGCAAAAAATGGATTGGCAAGAAGACAAAATAAAACTTTTTAAAGAATGCCTCATAAACATCGTCACAATATTTCAATGGTTTGAAAGCGATAAAGTGGAGTTTAAATGGGGGAAGGTAAATGTGAAAGCCTATAAAGTACAAAACATTTTAAGAATAGATATTAAAAAGGAGGATGAAAAATGAAAAAACTAACAATTTTAATCTCAATTTTAGCCTTTTTGGCCCTGGCCCCTTCAAGGCCAATCGTCTTGGTTGACCCAGAGACAGGAGAGGCAGAAATCTATTTTGAGGTGGATGAAGACATTTGCGTAGGAGAAAGCGGGGCCTTCATCAAAATAGACGAAGGGCTTTGGGCCAACGGAGAAAAGGAGGTTTGGGATGAACAAGAACAAGATTTGTTATTACAATAATCATTTATGGCAAGCCAAATTCATCGGCCCGACAACCTCAGGCCAGAACAGGCTTTACCTCCAACTTTTGAGGATAAGGGCCTTTGAGCCTCTGAACGAATTTGCCGTTGTTCCTCAAGAGGAAGTGCAATGGGTTGGGGAGGAACCTGAGCTTGAATATATCAATCCCGAAGAGGCATTTCAAATCCAAAGGCAGGAGGTGGAATGGCCAGAAAAACGAAAGGCCAAAGCCAAAGAAGACGGCAAGTTGATGAAGGTGCTTTCAAGCCTTAGCCTTGAACAGTTAAATAAATTGTTAGAGGAGATAGAATGAACAAGACAATCATATCCGTTTTAGACCATGCACAAAAGGAACACTTTGCAATCATAAGAACAAGTGAAGGCTACAATCTAGAACTTGAGTGGCCCCGAACCGACTCAATAAGGACAGGCGAAAGTTTAGAAGAATGCCTGGACACTTTGTTCAATATTTTGTTGGAAAAAAGACAATCGGTGGTGCCAGTTTCTTACAGAGAAGTAAAGTGTCTGGACTACAAAAAAGGAATTAGGTTTCTTTTGAACGAATCCGAAATTCCAGGGCAACCAATAAAAGAATGGAAGGAATACAAGGCCGAAGGCTCCGACGAAAAAGTAGTGATTGTTACGACGCCAGCAAATGATTTGTGGACATTTATGGTAAAGAAGGCTGACCGAGGCTATTCTGTTGAGTTGATAGGTTCAACGGATCTAATCGACAAAGAATTTTTGGAGGATGTAGAATGAAGATTGTTCCGCCTGAAGGCCCCAAAGCCTCAAGAATTGCAATTGTAGGCCAAAATCCCGGCAAACAAGAAATTCTGATGGGTCGGCCCTTTGTCGGCCCATCAGGCCAGCTTTTAAATGCCTTGCTCAGCAAGGCAGGCATTTCAAGGCGAGATTGTTACATCACAAATGTTTTTAAATTTGAATGCAAACCAGAAAAACTTTCAAAAGAAGAAAGGCAAAAGCATTTCCTCGAACTCCGAAAGGAGCTTGAAGGAATGGCGAATTTGGGGCTTATAATTTGCCTTGGGCGGTGGGCTTTAGAGGCCCTAACGGGCCATACAAAAATAACTCATCATAGAGGCTCGGTTTATCAATGGAAAGGGAGGTGGCTTGTGCCGACGTTTCATCCTGCGGAAATTTTAAGAGGCCAGACGCATTTGAACATTATTCTCCTTCATGATGTTCGAAAGGCAGTTAAAGTTTTGAATGAAGGCTTTGCCGAACCTGAGGTCAAATTCGATTGGATAGGGCCAGGCCAAGCCTTAAAGGACTTTGCCGAAAGCTCTTTTGCCTTCGATATTGAAGTGGCAAGAGGCAAGATAGTCTGTTTGGGCCTTTCAAATGAAAAAAGGACAGTCGTCATTCCTTTCAAGAATGAGAGTTTGAAAAATTATTGGCCTGAAGAGACGGAAAGGGAAATTTGGAAAGAATTGAAAATTGTTTTTAATTCTCCTTTTGTCAAAATTGGCCAAAACCTAAAATTCGATTTAACATTTTTATGGCCTTTGCTAGGCAAAATCTCTCCGCCATTTTTTGACACTTTATTGGCACATCATCTTTTAGAGCCTGACTTGCCGCACGATTTGGCGTTCCTCACGTCCATTTACACTTCATTCAACTTTTATAAGGATGATTTGAAGGAATGGCACGAAACGAAGAGTCTTGAGACGCTAGGCCAATATAACGCCAAAGATACATTTATAACCTTTCAAATCGCAAAGATTTTTGAAAGAGATTTAGAGGAAATTGGACTTGCCGACTTCTTTCATCATTATGTCATGCCCCTCCAATTTGAAATTTTTAAAATGGAACGGCGAGGCCTTTTAGTGGATTTGCAAATGCGTCAAAAGTTAAAAGACGAATTAAAGCAAAGGATAGAGAAGGATTTAGAGGAACTTCATAAATTGGCCAAATGGCCAGTCAATCCTCTAAGTCCAAAACAAATACAAAAGTTTTTATATGAAGATTTAATTTTAGAGCCTGTTTATAAAAGAGGTACATCAAAAGTCACAACAGATGAACAGGCTCTTGAAAGACTTTACAGGAAATATGGCCTCAAAGAAATAAACTTAATTTTAAGCGTAAGAAAAAATTCCAAAGTTTTAGGAACCTATCTTGAAGCCGTTCCTGACCCCGATGGGAGGATAAGGACGGATTATGGCATTGCCGAAACAGGACGCCTCACGTCAAAGAAGAACATTTTTGGGAAAGGCGGCAATTTACAAAACATCCCAAAAGAATTAAGAATCTTTTTCAAACCTACGCCTAGTTTTGCCTTTTGTGAATGTGACCTTAAACAGGCTGAAAATAGGACTGTGGCATGGCTAGCCAACTGCCGCATCTTGAAAGATGCCTTTTTGAAAGGCATTGACATCCATAGACTGACGGCCTCGTGGATATATGGCAAAAAAATTGACGAAGTCACTGGCCAAGAGCGGCAAATGGGCAAAAAATGTAATCATGCCTTGAACTATGGAATGGGCCCAAGGACTTTTGCGGCATATGCAAACATCTCGGTAGCTCATGCGAGCGAGCTAATAGAAAAATATTTTGGTCTTTATCCAGAGATAAGGGAGTGGCACAGAAAAATTGAACAAAAAATCCGAAGAGATAGGATGTTGGAAACGCCATTCGGTCGGAGGAGAATCTTTAGGGGCAGGATTGGCCCCGAAACCTTAAAAGAGGCCTTCAATTATATTCCTCAATCTACTGTGGCAGATTATCTTAATCACGCCTTACTTCTTCTTGGAAAGATGAACCATCGAATTGTTTGCCAAGTCCATGACTCGATTCTTTTGGAATTTCGGCCGAAAGACCTTAAAAGCCTTTTAGAGGATTTGGAACTAGCCTTCAAAATCGTTTTGAATGTTGAAGGAGAAAAGTTTTGGATTCCCGTTGAAGTTAAAGTTTATGAAGAGGGATGGAACAGCAAGGTTGTTTTTGAAAAAACTTTAAACGAAAAACTTTGAGGTAAAAATGCATGAATACTTCAAGTTGTATATGGAATATGTCCGAAAGACGGAAAGCCCTGAGATTTTCCATTTTTGGACTAGCCTTTTCCTCATCTCATCGATGGTTGGGAGGAAATGCATTTTTAGGATGGGAGATATGAACATTTTGTTAAATCTTTATGTTATTTTAACTGGCCCTTCAGGCGTTCGTAAATCTACCGCTATCGACCTTGCGGTAGCAGAGTTTTTGCCTGAACATAAAATGTTCAGGGGAAGAATAACTGAACCTGCCTTAATCTCTCATCTTGCAGAAATGTCACAACAAAAAGGCAAGGCAGAAATCTGCATCGTAGCACCAGAACTAAAGACTTTTTTGGGAACGGAATTCTTCCACTCTAGCCTCGTCGCAACATTGACCGACTTGTATGAAGGAAAGATGCCCTCTTCTAGCTTTACTCAAAGCAGAGGCAAAGAAAAAATCCTCAATCCATTCATCAACATTCTTGGAGCCTCGACCGAAACTTGGCTTCATGATTGTTTTGGCCAAGACCTTTTAAATTCGGGGTTTGTGGCAAGATTCATCTTTCCATATTCAAACAAAATTGAAATCGTCCCAATAATGGAGCTGAACATTACGGCAAGAGAAAGACTAAGAAATTGGCTGAAGGACATTGGCCAGCTAAAAGGCACTTTACAGACGAATGATGAAGGAAAGGAGTGGTTCACAGAATGGTACAAAAAATCCCGAAAGGCGTCTCCGCCAAGTGAGTGCCTTGAAAGTTATTGGGAAAGAAGGCATGTCCATTTTTTAAAAGTTGCGGCTTTGGCCGCACTTTCAGATAAAAGATTAAATGTGGAGATTAAAGATTTTGAATTTGCAAACAAAAAACTTAAAGAAGTGGAAAGGCTTATGCCTATTGCTTTAGGCTACGGCGTTTCCACATCAGAACGCCTGCCAAGCCTTTCGGCAAAAATTCTAAGTCTTTTAGAAAAGAAAGGAAAATTGACAAGAAGGGAAATAATCAAAAAACTTTGGAGGTTTGGAAAGGCCCAAGAGATTGATGAGGCTTTGACAACGTTGTTATCAGGAAATTTAATTAAAGTTGATGGAAAATATTTTGAAATTTTAAAAAGAAAGGAGGATAAAGATGTTGCTTAAGAAATCAGAAAAATATTTTGCAACTCTGAAGGGGCCCACTGGCCAATTCACAAATTTAACCGTGGAAGTTTGTTACGACCCCGAATTTTCCGAAGACTTGGTAATACGAATTAAACTTGGGGAAGGGCGGAAAGAGAATGAAGAGGTTTTATGTATAGAAAACAAATTTTTCAAAGGCTTCATTGAAGCCTTAAAAGAGGTGGAGGAAAGAGTAAAAATTTTTGGATAGGAGGATAAAAATGACGCCTGAAGTTTTCATTCTTTTAAAATCCATCAAAGATAAAATCAACGACATTTTGTCACAGGCTATAATTCGGCCAGTTGAACTCCGACAAGATTTAAACGAAATCATTAGCAAGATTGATGATTTTGTCAGGGGGTTGGAAAATGAAAATTATAAGAAAAAGAGTTAAAGTAAAAGATATAAAGGTTCCGAAGGATAGGATTCGTGAAGAATTGGGGGATATAAAAGGCCTTGCCGAAAGCATCCAAAAATACGGCCTCTTACATCCTCTCGTTTTGGATGAAAATATGACTTTAATCTCGGCTGAAAGGCGGTTGAGGGCCATTCAAATGTTAGGCTGGAAAGAGGTTGATGCTTCAATTGTCGTTGAGGCAAACGAATTGGAGAAAAAGAAAATAGAGTTAGAAGAAAATATCCGAAGAAAAGACTTGACGTGGAGCGAAGAGGTTAAAGCTAAAAAACAACTCCATGAATTGTTGCAAAAGATGAGTGGAGGCTCGAAAAAGCTGGAGGGTTATTGGACGATTGAAGATACCGCCCAGCTTCTTGGCGAAGCTACAGGCAAAGTCTCTCAAGACCTTCAATTAGCAGAGCTAATTGAAAAGTTTCCGCAGTTAGGCAAATTAAGCAAAAAGACTCATGCACAAAAAGCCTTAAAACAACTAGAACTGGGTGTTTTTCTTGAAGGAGAAAAGAAAGGGGAAGGGCCGAAAGATGAATTTGTTATTTGTGGTGATGCCGCAAAAGTCCTTCAAAGTTTTGAGGATGAAAGTTTTGACCTTATTTTGACTGACCCGCCTTTTGGCGTAGAGTTGGACAGGACAATAAAATATAAAAGGCAGGCAGGCTATGATGTTTATGAAGACAATACAAAATTAATTTTAGACCTCTTAGAAAAGGTTTTCCTTGAATGTTATAGGATTTTGAAGGCTGGCCGCCATGCCTTCGTTTTCTATGCCACAAAGTGGCATTGCCAAATCAAAGAACTTTTATCAAAAATTGGGTTCGTCGTTTCGCCATATCCCTTCGTCTGGTACAAGCATTCTTCTATGGCTTTCGGCGATACGAGCATAGATTATGAAACTTGTTTTTGGGCTTACAAGCCCCCGAAAAGGCCGTGGTGTAAAGGCGAAAAGCCTTCCCTCGTCATAGATATAAGTGGCATTTTAAAGGAGCGAACACATGTGGCCGAAAAGCCTGGAGAAGTTTGGCAAAAATTCATCGAAATCGGAACATTTGAAGGTGAAGGCGTTCTTGACCCGTTTGCAGGGACAGGCTCATCGTTAATCCAAGCCTTGAGAATGGGCAGAAAAGTTAAAGGTATTGAGATAAATGAAGGCTTTGCAAGGCTGGCCAACAAAAGGCTAAAAGAAGTTTTAGAAGGGAGGTGATAAAAATGGAAGAAAAAAGCGAAATAATGAAAGTAACCTTTTTATGTCCGAGGGCCTGGATAGAAAAATACAAAAAGATTTATAAAGGCCATGGACATCTCAGCCACTTTTTAAGAGGCCAAATTTTTAAGGCCATTAAAGCCTATGAAGAATTAAAGAAGGAGGAAAAAGATGAATAAAAAAATTCTTGTAACTGGAGGTTTTGGCTTCCTTGGAGGCCATCTTGCGGAAAGAAAGTTCATGGAAGGCCATACAGTTTATGTTTGGGACAACATGACGACGGCCAATACAGAAACTTATCTTGCTTTGAAGAACATTGTTCGGTTTGTCGAAACTCTTCCTGAAAACATAAAAATGATGGATGAAATTTATCATTTCGCTTCGCCTGCCTCCCCAACTCTCTTTGATTCAAAGGCAAAAGACATTATTGAGGCGAATGTGGAAATGACTTGGAAGTTGTTGGAGAATTGCAAAAACGATGTAAAGTTTTTCTATGCCTCTTCGAGCGAAGTTTATGGAAATAGTTATTTTGCTCCTGAAGAAAGTTATGGACATGTTGACCCTGTTGGGCCAAGGGCCGTTTATGATGAGGCGAAAAGGCTTGGCGAAGCCATTTGTTCGTTGTTTCATCGAAAAAGAAAATTGAACATCACAATTGGCCGAATCTTCAACACCTACGGCCCTCGAATGCCTCAAGACGGCAGGGTCATTCAAACATTCATCCAAAATATTTTGGCCGATAGGCCTTTGCCGATTTATGGCTCTGGAATGCAAACCCGTAGCTTCTGTTATGTGGATGATTTGATTGAGGCAATTTTAACTGTCGTGGAGAAGAACAAAGGCTTTGACATAGTCAACTTAGGGAATGACGAGGAGATTACAATTCTTCATCTTGCTGACAGGATTGCGATTTTGGCCGACAGAAAAGCAAGGATTGAATTTTTGCCCCGACGGGAAGAGCCTCCAGCGAGGAAGCCAAATTTAACGAAGTTAAGGAAAAAATATGGCTTTGAACCAAAAATTACATTGAATGAAGGGTTGAGAAGGACGGTAGAATGGTACAAGAAATAAAGATAATAAAAAAGTTAGGAAACATAAAAATCTTGAAAAGAACTTGGCCAGTCTTCCTCGTAGAAGAACTGCCTGACGGGCTTTGGGGCCTCACGGACTTTTTTGGGTGCCGTATTTTCATTCCAATTTTTGATAAAAAGGAACGGCCCAAGATTGTGGGGAAGCAAAGACTTAGACAAACCATCAGGCACGAAGTAGTTCATATTGTTTTAGAAAGGATTTTGCCCGAAACAAGGCTGGACGACAAAAAAGGTTTTGTATGCACGAACGACGAAATAGTTGAGGCAATCTTGTTACTCCTAGATTTTTGGCCTCAAAAGCAAGTGGACAGAATGGTTGAAAAGGCCTGGAAGGAAATTAAAAAATTAAGGGAAAAGGATTGGAGGATAAAGATATGACGGAGATTTGGGATACTTTAAAACACTTTTCTAAAGATGAGGCTTGGGGCAAACCTCAAAAAATGAACGGCCTCCTTCTCCTTCTGCTTGATAAAATAAGGGAATTGACTGGCTGGCCCATCATCGTTCATTGCGGCACTCAAGGCCGTCATGTCAAAAAGTCCCAACATTATTTGGGAAATGCAGTTGACTTTCATTTCAAGACGGATGTTCCTTTGAAGGAACAAGTCTTAAAACTTTTGGAAATTCTTAAAGTCTTGCAGGTGGACGAGAGGGTTGGCCTTGGCGTTTACAAATGGGGCTTTCATTTGGATGTAAGAGGGACGAAGGCCAGGTGGGGCAGGATAGGCAAAGATTATATCTCCTTCGAGGAGGCGGTAAAATATCTATGATTATTTCTTCATTTTATGAAGAAATAGCCTCAAGTCTCTAAGACAATCTAAATAGCCAAGCCAATAAACCTTTTCAAATCCTTCCTTTTTTCTATGTTCTTTTTTGGCCTTTTTTTCTAACTCTTTAATTTTATTGTATAGTAATTCTTCCACCTGATTCTTCTATGTCCAAGGCTAATTGTTTTTCTTCCTCTGTTAGAGGAATGTTCTCTAAGATGAACGCCGCATCTTTCAATGTCAGCCATATCCACAACTCTCCCTGGCCAAAGGCTACCCAAATGCCTTGACTTACGGCTTGAGGAAATTTCTTTGAAGTTTCAATCACATCCTCCAAAAGCCTTATCAAAGTTATTTTTTCTATTGTACCAAGATAAATTGCCGTACGGGCCTTTTTCAAAACAATCGAATAGGCTGTTGTGCCTTCTTTCGTCTGGCCAACATTTATCTTCAATCTTTCGTTTTCAACCATTTTCCTACCTGCCTAAAAGGCCAACTCAGAATCAGATAAGCGGAGGAAATAAGGAACATGACTAAAGAACCAAGTTTACTAACATTGATATGTCTCATCTGTTCCTCCCCCTGCCTCTGCCTCTGCCTCGCCCATATCCTGGCCCGCCTTCAGGACAAGGCCCTCGTCTTCTATTTCTCCTGCCTCCGCCTGGCATGCCTCTGCCTTTGCCCATGCCAGTTTTTTGGCCATATCTTCTTCTTACATTCATTCTATCCTCCTTCTTGATGATTTAAATCCTCCCAATCATCTGGACTAAAGTTTTCTGCCATTTCATCCGTCAAGTCCCCATACCAAGGCCCTTCGTCAGGCACGGAAATGGCCTGCCTGAATCTACAAGGAACTTTCTTTTCTTTTGAACACATATCCATACAAAATGCTTTTCCATTCAACACAATTCGGCATTCACAATTTATATATTCATTTTCAGGATTTAACATACATAAATATTTTGTCATTTCTTCTTCCTCCTCCCCTTAGGCCTAATTTTTTTGAGGACATTTAAAGCCAAATTACATTGCAAAAATGTTCTAGTCTTTTTGCCTCTTGCTAGAATTGGCCTGCAAAACTCCTCAATTGTTTTGCCTGCCCTTCTGGCTTTCTTCCTCAAAGCTCCTGGTCTTTTGATTGCCTGTTGAATCCATTTCTTTTTTCTTTGAGCCATTTTCTCCTCCCGACGGGATGTAATATCCCCAATCCTTAACGGATTGAAGGTCTAAGCCTTCCCCTATGTCGGGTCTATAAAACATAGGATAGGTTGCTACTTCCTTCAAAACATCATACATCATTTGGCTCGCTTCATCAATCGTTTGGCCCCATCCTACGCATGTTCCTAACTCTCCGTCTGTTCCGCCGCACCTTAAAACTTCATCCAAATAGACGTCTAAAAAAACGATGTTTTCTAAATGCCTTTTCTTGAAATGTGTAAAAAGCGGAGCCCCTACATAGGCTTTGTCAACCCTGCCGTAAGGCCATTGAGGCACACAAAACCTCACTCCAGTTATCCATTCAGCTTTAGGATGAAAGTCTCCGAATTGTCCTCTTGCAATATCGCTATAAACTTTGCCCCATTCATCTTCCACGCCTAAAAGTTGGATGTATGTTGCAGGATAACCCTGACGGGCAGTAAATTCGAGGAACCAAGCCCCATCCTCGTTGAGGATGCAATTTACATCCAAAGGCCCTGGCGGATAGCCCTCAAGATGGGGGATAAGCCTGGCAAAAGTCTCATCGTAGAGTTTTCCAAGCTCACTTCCATAATAAAAGACGACCGAACCGCATTCGCCCGTAAAAGGGGCAGTGTCACTATAAGTCCTCATTAACGGCTTATATTCAAAAGTTGATTGGCCACAAAACATAGGCATACCACTTCTGCGGACATAAACTATGTGGTTAGGGACTTCGCAGGAATAAACATAACCTTTGTAACTTACTTTCTTAATCTTTTTAGGATTCAAGGTTGCATCATACTTGTGATAATATAGATAGAACCACTCATGCTGACCTTTCGTCAGCCTTTTGATATTGGCTACATACCCTAATTTCAACAAAAGCTCCTGCACATCATCAGCTAAGGTCTTAGAGGCAGTAAAATAGACGGGCTGGTGAGCATGGCCGTCCCCTGCTGTCAAACCCTCAAAAAGGCACTCCAAATATTCTACATCAAGCTCCAACATTTCCCTAGGGATGTGCTTCTCTTTTGCGTGCCCCAGCTTTCTAAGGTAACTATAAAAAGGTTCACAATAGGTAAGGCAGAAGAATTTATCTGCATAATAATGCCACTCAGCTCCAGATGCCAAAGCAAAGTCCTCCACAATTTCTTGGACTAAACCAAACCGCTTACTTTTGCGGCTCTGGGCAATTATAATTTGAGGGCGACTATTCCTGCAAGAACCCTCCGCAATGTACAGCCCTAAGAAACGCAGCCACACCTTCATGTCAATGCCTGCAAAAGTGTCTTGCCTTTTGCCCCGCCATTTTGCAGTTCTAGGAATTCTTACTTGATGGGTTATCTCCCGTATTTCTTTAGATTCCAATTTATAGAGGGAATGATAGTCATAATAATAGAACTTGTGGTTAGGAGTTACGCAGAAGTTTATGCGTGTCCTTGGGCCCGACTCATAAGTCCACATTTCGCCTTCGTACCTATACTTAAATAAATGAGTCGGCTTCTGATATTCTAGAGTCCTGGACTCGGCATTTAAGGTCGCAACTTCATCTTCCATAGACAACTGGCTAAACTTTTTCCACCCTTCTTTAGTTAAAATTTCTGTTTCTTCATCAAAGCAGTTAAAACCTGACCACTTTTTCCCGTCGTACCATCCTTCGATGGACATTTGTTGTCCATCAATCATTTCCTGTAAGACAAATCTTATTTCTTCTGTCCAATTTTTCTTCCAAAAATCTAACATCCTAACCATATCCTTCCAACCTTTCGACGGATAATTTGCCCAAGTCTCGATATTTCCTGAAGGCTTCATAATATATCTCTTTTTTGTCTGTTGGACGAAGGCCTTAGCCTCATCGAAGTTCGTAAACTCCTTTTCTGGCGGAACTTTGAGGCCTGCCTTCTTGGCCAACTCCATTCCAAACTGCCTATCCAACTCCATTTTGTCGTTCATTTCCCCTGCCCCAACGACATAATGGCCTTGACGGCGAAGCCTATCGGCAATCCGTCCAGATTTTACAGTATCAAAGATTATGATGGTTTGGTCATCTATCCATTTTCCCCACTCCTTCTTCTCCAACTTTTTTATCATTCCATCGTAAAGATGTTTAAATCTATTTTTGTGGATATAGACCGCTACATCGTTTCCCTCAAGTTTCAACTTCATTGCAATTGGAAGACCAGCCCCATCAATCGAAAGTAAAAGAAACTTCATCTTTTTAGAATCTCCTCTTTTAAAGCCTCAAACTTCTCCCTCAAATTATCTATTGCACTCCAAACCTCTGATAGTTTGTCATCCATTTTGTCTTCTAGTCTTTCGATTAGATGGTTGCTTCGCCGAACGCTGTAGGCATAAAGAGTTATGCCTACAACGACAAAAGTGTTTATGATTAAAACCGCTATTTCTAAGGCCTTCATTCTGCCACCTCCTCAGGCGAAACTTCCTCCCACCCAAACGGGGCCTCCTTTTCTTGCATAATCAACTGAAGGAATTTTGCTCTATCCTTCGGTTTAAGGGTCATTATAAATTTTATTTTGTCTTTGTTAGGCAAAGACATAAACCGTTGATACAATGGCTGTTTGTACCTCAAAAGGCGATTTACAATCCCTCTTATTGTACTGTACCTTTCACTTTGGAGCATGACTTTTAAGGCACTTTCAAAGTCCCCCTGCTGGAGCAGTTCGTTTATTTCTTCATCCACAAGTTTTCTTTCCGCTCTAACTTTCTGTCTGTATTTCATTAAATCATGTGCAAATTTGCCTCCCCGCATGCCATGCCTGACCCAAGTCCCAGTTAGAGGAACGAGTGCCTCAAGCCAAGTCCTTTCCTCTCCCCTTCGAGGAGCGAGAGAGCCTAAAGGCGTTATTCCTTTCAAGAAGTATTCCAGACTTCTCTGAACTTTGAGACCGAACGGCCAGCCTGGCTCCCGAATTGGCCTTCGCTGCCAGACGCTGTAATTTATAATTTGTTCAATTCCTTGCTTTAGCAAGGGCTCCATCTTGTTCCACATCGTTCTGTAAGGCTCGGTTGTCCAGCCAAAATAATCTCTTATATATCTAAAAAGAGGATTTACGATATAAATTTCTCTATTTTGCTTGTCTTTCAAACCTGTGTCTATGTCTAACCAATGCCTAGGGTCTTCATTTTGGATGGAAAGATGGCCAGTTAAAGCATAGTTTAGAAGGTTTGTCGTGACTAAAAGACCGAGTATGCCTTTAGCCAAGTGTCTAAAGTACGAGGCTTGAAGCACCCTCATTTGTTCAGGCGAAAGCCCTTTATGAACCAACCACTGCGGCAGCAGTTCTCCAACTTTAATTTCTTGGCCTGTTATGGGCATGCGAATTTTCGTGCCTTTGCGAAGGCCTAAAGCTCCAGTAATAAGACGAAGGTTCGAGCAAGTCCAATCTCTCGCAAAGAACAAAGCTCTCAAAAACCTAGCATTTTCCCTGCCAAAGATGTGTGTAGGCAAAGTCCCTAAAAGGTCATTGACATAATGGGCGGCGGCTTCAGCAGCCTGTCCAGCCGAAAGGCCTTTCTTCATTAATTGTGCCTTTTTAAGGACATAAATGGATTTTTGTGCTTCCGCTACAATCTTTCCCCATAAGACTCTGTCGCCCCAACTTTCGGCTTTTCGGGCAATGCCTCTTATTCCTTTCATCTCACTTTCGATTGCACTCAAGCCTCTACGAAGCTCGGATGCGGTGTTCCAAACGGAGGCAAGGTCAACCCCGTGCTCGGCCATTTCTTTTTCAAGTTCATCCATGCTTTTGAAGCCGAGCTTTTCGAGTTCTTTGGCCTTTGGCCCTTTTGTGACCATCCTCAAGGCCTTTAAAGCCCTAAAATTAACTTCGTCCAAAACATCGCTGTAAATATTCCAGCCATGAACAAGAGGATTGTACATTATAACTCTTTTAATTCTATCTACTAGCCACCAATAAGTCTTGGCATATCTACCTTGAGGCGTGTAAGGATTTATAAGCTCATCAATCCGTCTAGCTATTTCAGGGTGGCGAGTCAAAGGCTCCCCATATTCATCCGTCATAGAAGAAAGGGCCTCCATAAGCCTCTTATTCGCAATGGCACGATGAACGGCCCTGTCGTAGATTCCTACGATTTTGTCAAGTTCATAAATAGGTTTTAGACCTAACTCTTCGGCCGTTTCCAAAGTTGGAATTTTCCTTTCTTTTGCGAATTTTGTCGTTGTAGGAAGTCTCCTTAAAATGGCCCTGACTTGTCTTGGGTCGGCTTGATAAATGTGAGTAAGGTAGTTTTCCACAAAATCACTTATAACGCCTTCTTCCTCGGCCAGTTTATACATCTTATCAAAATGATTCCTCAAAACTTCAACCAAATGCCTTTCTTGCGGCGTTAATTTTTCAAGGTATTTTTCTGGTTGTTCTGTTGCCCATGCAATTAATTTCTCCCTTTCAGGAGAAAGTTTTAAAGCCTTTTTGATGGAACGAATAGCCTGCATAGATTTCTGGGCCTGCCTCTCAGCCTCAACCAATCGGCCATAATGTTTATTAAAAAGTTTATCCACATCTAATGTATCGAAGGCTGGAAGCCGAGGCTTTAAAAGGCCAAGCCTCTCGCTCTCTATGAGAGCTGGAGTCAATTTGTTGAAGGTTTTCTGCAAGCCTAAAATCGAAAGCCTCTCAGTCAAGGCGGCAGGGAAAAGGCTCTCAAGGGCAAGAGTGCCAGTTTCGGCCAAGATTTTCAGCCATAGTGGCGGTTCTTCTCCAAGAACATGTTTGTAATATTGTTCGTATGTATATGGAGGATAGCCTTGCAAGGCTTTTATTGCCGCTTTCAAGCCTTGATAAGGCCCTTCAGCGGCGCTCTTCCAAAGATAGCTTTCAAAAGCCCTGGCGGGGCGGCCATAAATGTAATCTAAAGGGGCAAGGATTTTGCCAGCAATTTGGACGAGCTTCGAAGGTTCAGGCTGAACGATGTCTCCTGGCTTGACTTCCTCCCAGCCTGGAGGGATTTGCTTGGTCTCTTTAGGCTCTTCTACTATCTCCCAGCCAGGAGGTATTTTAGACTCTTCAGATTCTTCTACTTTTTCCCATCCTGGAGGTATTTCCATCATTCAACTCCTATCTTTTTTACTACTCGTGTGCCGTCAGGCAGTTCATAAATCGGCCTGCCAAGTGCGTCAACTTCGCCTGTAGGCTTGGCTCCTTTGGGAATTTTTCCAGTTGGCTTTATATTTAAAGCTTGCATGAGCATGGTTATGAAGTCTTGCCTCCGCAAGGTTTGAAGGAGTTTTATGACTTTGTCCGCTTCTTCTTTTGTCTTAATTTCGTCAGCAGTCTTTCCAAACAACTTCAGGCAAATCATATCTAATTCTCTCATCCGAGGTGGCTTTTGAAGGATTTTGCGGTAGCCAGTAACAATTTTTTCAGCCTCTTTTGGAGTTATTGTTCCTTCTTTAAGTTTCTTGTCCAAATTCAATGCCCTTGCGTACAACCAAAGTTCTGCTGGCCAAGTTCTTCGGCTTGCTCTCCATCTGTCCATCAAATCCCTCGCCTGTTCAGGCGTCAAATCTTGAAGGCTTGGATAGCCTAATGACCATGCAAAAATCTCAAGCTCACTTGGCCTTCGCCCTTTCTGCCTCAACTTCTCCAGTTCTATCCTTCCTAAGACATCTAACAAGGTTGTTTGCATTGCCATCTCTTGTTCTGCGAGAGGACTAGGAACGGCCCTTGGTCTTTCTACAACTGTTGGGGGAATTGAAATGCCTGGAAGTTCGAATCCAAAAAATGGCGTTTTCGTTGGCCTTTCTTTTATGCCTGGAATTTCAACTCTTTCTTTCGGCCATTCAATTCCATACTTTGCTAGCGTAGCTAGCATTTGAGGAGTTGGCCTTCCACCTGTGGCTTGCAAAACTTCTAACATTAATCTTGCCTTTCTTGTTCTTTCAGCCTCTTTTTCAATTTCTGGCCTGGCTGTCAGCCATTTGTACCATCCATATCTATGAAGTGCCATTGCCCCTTCAGGTGTTGTTAAAGCGAGGCCCGCGGCCAATCTTTGGATTGTAGGCATGGATTTTTCTAACATTCCAGCCATCATTTTCCTCCTAAAATGCTTGACAACAAGCCTCTTTGCTGTTTAGGCACTTGCGGAAGGCTTATCATTCCTGTAAAGCTCCCTGCCCCTGGCAGAGGCCCAAGCCCAATTGTAGAACCAGGAATTGACGGAGTTTTTGGCGTCTTTGGTCTTTTTGGTTTTATCATGCTTTGCCTAAAATATAAGGTTAACAAATCCTCTGGCGGGGCCAAGCCTACCGCCAAATTATGTATTGTCCTACTCCAATCCCAATTTTCTTTTGGTTCTCCCATTATCCACCTCCTCCCTTACCTCCTGTCACAAGTGCCAGCGGCGTGGCGACTTTTGATATGATGTCCCAAGGCCCCAACTTTCTTGAAGTGCCCATTACAGGGGCTCCAGAAAGGGCCTGAATGGCCATATTCAAAGCCTGTTGATAACCTCCCATTCTGGCCCCTGCCAACGCCGTTGGCATTCCAGCCGCAACTTGGGCTAAAGCCTTTTGATAAACGCCACTTTGAGGCGTTATGCCTGGAACAGTTAATAAATTTCTCAGTTGTTCTCTTGCTTGAGCCATTCCTTGTTCATACAATCCTCTCCAAACGCCTTCCGTCCCAGGCCAAAATCCTGTCCTCAAAAATTCAGGCAATTGAGTTGTGTAAAATTGTTTGGCAAACTCCTCAAACCCCGCAGGGTATTTTGTTTTTGTTCCGCCGCCACCCATCATATCCTCCTTTTGAGGAACATATATTCCTCTTTAAATCCAAAAAGTTTACAAAGGCCCCTCCACCTTCGGCTATAACAACAAATTTCGTCATAGCCTTCGAACTGCCAAATCTCTTTCATCCTCTCGAAGGCCCACATAACATCCTCGTGATGGCCAGGCCTAACATAAAGTTGGAAAACAAAAACCATGTTTTTAAACATCACATTCGTAGGTTGATAAGCTATATAGCCTATTGGCCTTCCATCAATTTTGAGGATGTAAGTCGTGCAATTTTGCATGTAAAATAAAGTTTCTGCCAGGCCGTAGGCCATTTTAGTTTTTTTCAAAAATTCCTTTATCAAAGGAATTATTTTGTTGTATTGGCTTGGATGTTCAATCTTTTTTAATTCTCTTTTCATGTCACCGTCCATGATGTTATTAATCCATTTTTTATTGTTACATTATGAGTTCGGCCCGAATAATCTACAAAGGTTCTATCGGCGGTGACGCCTAGGCTGCCATCTGCACTGCGATAGCCTTTGGCTTGGATTGCGTCTTGCAAAATGCGTAAACACAAAGATGGGGCGCTCACATCTACCCAGAAAGGGATGCATTTATACACACCGTCTTGTGCCCTACAAAGAGCAAAATAACCGCTTACATTTATGGCTTCGTACCAACCATACCTAATCGCACCAACGTCTCTTTCCAACCAATATTGTGGCTCTGCCGTGCCCCTATAAACATTTATAGGTTTCCTAACATCAATTTGGGTTGAAACTAAAGTTGTGGAGCAATTCACGGAAATGACTGGGACGCCGCAGGCCTCTACCACCGCAGTACTCAAAGTAGTTTTCACTTTGAAAGTGCCACTTATATTTTGGATAATGTCCTTTATTTTAGTGGCCAAATCTTCGAGGTAGTGATGTTCTTTTATGTTTTGGAGAACCGTCATATCGGCATAAAATCTATTTTCGAGGCCAGAAACAGGCTTTGAAGCCACAACTCCTCCGCTCAGCCTTTCGTCTATAAGCCTTAAAACTTCATTTATCCTCCTTCTCAAATCTTCTAGGCTTTCTACTTTCGGAATCTCAATTATCATTCTTGCCAACCCTCCCTTTGCAATCCAAACTGCATTGCCAAATCCATCATCCTTACAGAACCAGGAAATTGAATATCATAGCTAATGTAATTGCCTTGAACTTCTTCAGGAATTTCAATTCTTGTTACAGGTAAGCTGGCATTTATGGCATTTGAGATAGTTGTGGCCGCAGAACCATCTACAATTGGCGTTACAAGAACGTAAGGATTTTCGAGGCTATAGTTTTTCAAACTTATGAAAAGCCTCCTTCCATAAATCTCTGGAGCGGCTTGGCCGAGCCATTTTGTTCGAATCCTGCAAGAAATTGGGCTAGAGATGTCATACATGCCTGTCAAGGCATACCTAACCTCATTACTCACGCTGACCATAAGGTCTTTGCCTCTGTTCCAAAGAACAGCATTAGAGAAAGGCACGTTAGAAAATAATGTCCATGTCTTTGTCCTTAAATCGTAGGCTAAAGCCTTTCCTAAAGTTGGCGAAGCCAGGATGTACGTAAAATCGTAGAATATGCCTACAGCCTCCTTACGATATTCAAAAGGCGTCTCCTCTAAAAGATTTTGAATTTTTTGGCTGATTAAAACTGGTTCGCTTCCATCAAAATAATAAATTCCCTTTTCGCCCAAGAAAAATACTGCCGAATAGTCTTGCGTAAAGGCAATGCTTTTATAAGCAATACATCCTATTCCTTTGCAAATTTGCAAAGGAACTTGCCTTGTATCGTCCCAAAGCCAAATGCTATGAGGCTTAAAGATGTACAATCTTCCTTTCAACTCTATAATGCCTGTCGGCTCTTCTCCATCATACGCCCCTATGACTGCCGTATTAAAGCTGTCCCAATACCAAGGCTCTAATGGCCTTGACCATTTCATTTGGCCAGAAAGATTTACCACAAAAAGCCTGTTGTGATGAACCGCCCCGAATGTTGCTGGAGGCGGAGTTTCGTGGTCCCACTCAATCACTTTTCCTAATTCGCTATCAGGCTTAACATCAGAGGAAATGACAGTAGTGGAATTGTCAGAAATGACATGGGCCAGGAGATAATTGGTTAATGTACCGCCACCTCTGTAAATATTCCTTGCAATGACATCGCCAGGGCCAGTAGGAATATTTTCGAGCCTAATTCCCTTTCCGCTTACAGTCACAAGATTTGATAGAGGCGAAGGATTGCTTTCTAATTGCTGGTCATTTACAAAAGTGACAAGGTAAGCGTATGTGCCTTGCATTGCAGATGAGAGATTTGTTTCGACGGCTGTTAAGGCACTTTGAGGAGCGGAACAGCCAGTTTCCTGGACAAGGCTGTCTCCATCGTATTTGTACATTCCATCCCTTCTAAAGATATATAACTTCCCTTCCATTACCGCTGAACCTATTGGCCCTGATGTAGGAGGAAACGAGGCAATCAAATTATTTCCTGTCGTAATGTCCCTAAAGGCCCAATTGTCAGCATTTTTATTTATACAACAAAGCCTGTCAGTCCCACTAACATCGATAAATTCATACAATTCAAAAATTTTATCTCCTGTATCCACTTTCAATGTTTGGCCTTTTCGAGCCTCAGGTGTTCCTTTGGAAAATTGAAAATTTTCAACTTCAATGCATTCTTCATCATCTACAATGTGAGGACATGTCCAACTATTCAAGCCTCTAGAAAAGTTCGTCCTTACAATCATTTCACCTGCGGCGTTAGCCTATAATCATAATTTATCATTTCTGCGGCATAAGTCTTAAGACCTTCAACTTCAATTCCATAAAACTGCAAGAAATTCATGTACCTCTCATCTTTATCTTTGATTAAGGCCATTGTTAATGTCCACCAAATTATGGCCCAATAGGCAAAAGTAGAAATTTCATTGCTGTCTCCATCATTAGACATCGTTGTAGGCACATAAATATAATTCAATGTATAAGTGGCAGAACTTTCCAAAGGACAGTCGAAGGCAATTTTATCCACATCCTTAATGTAGTAGTATTCTGGAATGCCTGCACTTGCCTTTAGAAGGGTCTCACGGCCTATGTCCGTTGGCCTTTTCGGAGCAAGCTGATGGAGCGTCCCGCCGATGTTTAGGCTTATACCCAACTCATCATCTATGCTCAAAAAATCATTTGGAACGGTAAAATATGTGTCATTTGCACTCAAATTTCCTGTTATTGACTTCTTTGGAAGTCTTATGTCTCTTGCTATCCGCATGCAAGCATCGTTAATAAAATTCTTCAACTCATTATCCGACCAAAACCTTGCTGTCGTCTCCTTCAAAAGGCCTCTTACAGTCGATTTAATATCTCCTAAAGTTTTAGCCATCTTCTACCTCCTAAACTTTGGCCTTCCAATAAACTATTCTGTCTGCTGTTACAGCAGAATCTACATGTATTTCAAAACTAGTATCTGTAATACTGGATTCAGGCACGTAAGCATCCTTTACTTCTGAATGAGTCCCTGTTAGTTGAATATTAGAAGGAGTAGCAGCGAGTCCATGATTTACTGTGACAGAGGAATTGCCGTTGGCAATTGTGGCAGAGCCTTCGTTTCTATCTACATATCCTATATTTTCAAAGAAATGTGGTAGTTCCGAATCAGCAATCCGATAAAATGGGGTGCTACTGAGAAGACTATTAAAAGCAATTTTTGTATTTGAGGTTGACGTTGTGACTATAGCAATAGCTTGTCCAGTACCTTCAAAAACATTGTAAAGAATTCTAGTGTTTGCCGCTTTTTGCAGTTCAATGCATCTATTATCTTCTGACATGTAGTTTCCGCATATACAGCAGTCATTGACGGTATCAGTTGTACCAATAAGAATGCACCGACCGCTGGTGGGAAAGTCCTCAAAAGAACAACCAGCAATCAAATGGTTATCTCCTGTCTCAATTCTAACACCTGAGCCATAACTATTTTGAGATTTTTCTAATATTGAAAATAATATACGATGCCGTCCGCCTCCGCTTAACTTGACAGCATTATCATCATTAAATCTGGAGACAACATTTAAAACAACTAGCATTTCACCAGTTCCGTCTTTTAAAATGCCATTCCCACAGTATTCTATAACAGAGTCTTTTATTACAACACCCCATGAGTCTGTAACTTGGATTCCAGCAGATTCACATTGAATAATTCTTACATTATCAATTAGGCAATTTCTGGAGACTCCATTTACCAGAATACCTCCTCCTGTATATCCATCCCCACGCTTGCCATCAATGCATAAATCGGCAACTACATGTCCCTCATAAGTTGTTCCTGTTAATTCAAGTATTACACCATTATAGGCTTTTACTAGCCTTGTCTTGTCACCCATACCTCTTAATATTACTTGGTCAGTTACAGATATTTTTGTCTTACAAATAAAACTTGTATCAGCTAAAAGTACAAGTCCACCATCTGTTAAACTTGAAATTGCATTGTTTATCACAGTCGCATCATCCTCTCCCGCCGTACCTGAAGCAATTAAATCGCCTTTGTAGCCTCTGGCAATGACAGAACTACCGTCAATATAAACAATCGCAGAATAGCCCATTATAGCAGGCACGACATCTTCCAGATATCCAGACCGATACCTGAAAGGTATCATTGCGGCGTCAATGGCATGCCTCTCAATGAAACTATCAGGATGAACCCGACTTCGTCGAAGGAAAACTTCGCCGCTTACATTGCCATGTCCAGGCGTTGCAAATTGTATGTCCTCAAAAGCAATTTTGCCAAAATATGGCATCTTAGCCTCCCACAAAATTTATTACTGTTCCATCTTCGTCTTCGATGCCTTCATACAAAATAACTTCGTCACGGAGGAGGAGGCCAGGCTCCTCTTCAGAGACATAAGGATTCAAATTGTCGAAAGGCCAATCCTCATGATATATTAAAATGCCTGAAGGCTCACTCCCTTTAAGGATTGTGATGGAATTGTCCCATTGCCTTTCTACGATGGCCCTTCCAGGCATAAGAAAATCCTCTTCCCCAGACACATTTGTGAAAGGCTCGTTAATGACGGTAAATGGACTTGAAGTCCTATATCTAAAGGGGGCGGTTTCGGGCTCATAAGTCAAAATCATTCCATCTTCGATGTTAGACATTACATTTAGGTTCATTCTTTCGTCTAAAAGTAAAAGGCCTTGCTCTGGCTGAGGACTTGTCCACCAACCAAGATGAATAACAATGCCTTCAGGCTCTTGCTCTTCAATGCCTGTGAATTCTTGATATTCTCCTTCATCCCAACAAAGAGGACAAATGTATCTGCCCTTTCGCTTGGTTAGTTTGTTGGATGGCCATCTTTGACCGCAAAAATCGCAAACCCGATAAATCATTTTTTCTTCCTCTTCTTCCTAGGCAAAGCCTTCTCCCTCGTCTTTGCAAAGTCCCTTAGTTGCTGGAGGGTCATCGAATTGGCCAATCTTCTAACTTCATTTCTAATACTTTTAGGAAAGTCCGCCAACCTGCATTCGCCCCTTTTGAGGCAATATGCCATCCCCATTAACCTTCTTTGTGCTTTAGATACTGCTGGCATCAGTCATTCCACTCCTTTCCCCATTTTACATATTCAATTTCAACATTTCCACTGGTAGAGTTGTTCTCAATCTCCAACAACTGGAGGCAGCCGATTGAACGGACATTCACGATCGTAGGAACTGTATGAACAGAAGAAGCAGAAATAGCGTTTGAAACATTGACGAAAATGCCTCCACTCACATTTACACCTTCAATTCCAGCCCCAAACTTCATCACGACATTGTTATTGCATAAGGCTTTGGCATTTATTTTAGGCTCAACAACCACAAACGAGGCGTCCCTAACGTCGGCAGGATAACTAGATGCACATACGATTAAAGTTTGGCCAAAACTCACAACCACAGGACTTTTAAGAAAATAACCTTTTGCATACATTTTACCACCTTTCTCCTTTCAAGATTTTTTCATAAAGTTTAACATAGCTTTCGGCCATCAGCCTACGGCCAAATCTTTCTGCGGCCTTTCGGCATTTAACCTCATCGATGGATGAAGGCAAATCCAATTTTATGCTTAAAGGACTGTCGTATAGCATGCCATTCTCCCCATTTTTTATAAGCTCTGGCAAAGCTCCATTCCTCGTTGAAATGACTGGAGCACCGCAAGCGTTGGCCTCGACAGCAAAGAGGCCGAAAGGCTCAGACCATGAGCCGTTCAAGGGCATAACAACAGCCTTACACTTTTGCATCATTTCAATAACAAAATCTCTAGGACGATTGCCCAGATAGGTTACGCCGCTTTCTATGGCCATTCTTTTGACCTTCAAGGCAAAATTCCTATCTTCTACAAAGATATCATCTCCGATGATAACGCCCTCTTTCATGTTTTGCCTCATTAACTGGATGAAGTAATGAGGCCCTTTATACACATTCATTCTGCCGACAAAAAGATAAAAATCTTCCCTTCCATCATACGATGGAACATACCTTTCGAGGTCAATGCCATTATAAATATATTCACAATGAATCTTTAATTTTTGGGAGATTTCTTTGGCATGGCTTTGGCTTATCCCTACAAAACAGGGCTTGGGAATTGGAGGAACATCGTACGGACACATTCCATGAAGCGTCGAAATAATATTCGGATGGCCCGAAAGGTAGGAGAATTTTCGCCATGAGTGGTCATGGATAATATCAAAATCTTTATAATATTGATGGGTCTGGATAAATGCGTTGTACTCCCAAGCATGAGCATCGAAGGATGGAGGCCCTATGACCCACGCATCAACATTTCCAATCGTTCCGATTAAACTACCTTCTGTACAAAGCACAACGACTTTGTGGCCCATTTTGTCAAGTTCAATAGCCAAATCGGCTATAACCTGTTCTAAGCCTCCATACGATGGAGGTGGGACGGGGATTATGCCACTGCTAATAAGCAATATTCTCATAAATCTTTATATACTCCTTTGCCATTTTTTTAGCACTAAAAATCATAGGAAGTTTTTCAAACTCGTATCCTTCAATCACTTTCATAATTGCATCATGGAAATCTTTTTTCGTTTCGCATAAAAATCCATTTTTCCCATCTTCGATTAGTTCATTCATGCTTCCTTTGTCGTAGGCTATGACTGGACAGCCGCAAGCTAAAGCCTCAGCCACAACAAGGCCGAAAGCCTCTTCGTAGTGAAGAGGAAATAGAAAAGCCTTAGCTTTTCTATACAATTCTCTTTTGGCCTCGTGGTGTTTGGAGTTTAAAGGCAATTTAACAAAATGAACATTTGGAATCGTTCTTATTCTATCTAAAATTTTCGTTCCATAGATTAAATGGTCATACAATTCAAGGCTTCCAGAAATTTTCAATTCAAATCCTATCATTTCTGCCCAATCTATGACTTCATCAATGCCTTTATCAGGGTGAAATCTTGAAATCCACAAAAACCAATCCTCCCGCATAACCCTATCTGTGGAAGGCGTTTCGTATTCGGGTCTGTAAAATTCTTCATCAATGCCATAATGGACGAAAGGAACATCTATGCCAGTCTGTTCTTTGATTTTTCTTTGCATAAATCTTGAAAGTGCAACAACTCTGTCAGTTACAGGCTGAACGATGAAAGGAGAATTGCCATTTATAGACCAAAGGACATTTTTCTTTTTATAGATTTGGCTAAGCCATGTCCCCACCCTTCCGTCAGGACTACAATCATGGATAACGTCACATTCCTCAAAAACATCAATATAATCTTTGATTAGTTGGAATTCCGCTTGAGGGTCAGCTCCGTTGGAGATGGACATATAGTAAAATAATTTGCCGTTAGGCGGACATTTCGAGCCAACTTTGCCGAAAAGATAAACTTTATGGCCAAGTCTGGCCAGTTCTTTGGCCAAATTCCACCACACAACTTCGCCGCCATAGGCTAGAGGCGGCGTTTCAATCTGTGAGCTAGAAATCAAGGCAATTTTCATAGCTTTTCTAACTGCCCCTCTACGTTATAGTTTACGAGACCCAAGTGCCGACATTTGATGTCTGTTCGGATGTAGATTGAAATGCCTGCGGCACTACATTTTTCACAAAAGTAAAAATCCTCACTAACGCCTCCATCCTCAAGACCCTGAGTCCATTTAAACCAAGGCCTTTTTAGCCTATCGAAAACACTTCGATGAATAAGGCTGGCTCCGAGGCCAATAACAATGTTTGGTTCGGTAAAGACTGGCCTTGAAGTCAGCTCGTGCAATGGAATTGCAACATATCTTTCATTTCCATGTTCTCTTACCTTCCTCCAAACTGCCGTTGTGCCATGTTTTGAGCCATAAAGGGCGGAAATGAAAGGATAGGCACAGCCGAAGAGGATTTGTAGTCCATTTGGAGGCAAAACAACATCACTGTCAAGGAAGAATACCCATTCACAGCCTTCCCTTAAGGCTTGTTCTACGAGGCTTTCTCTGCTCCTGTCGATTGGCAGGCCCTGATTGGCAAAGATGCTGTAAGGCAAAGGAATTTGAAGGGTTTTAAAGCCGATGGCCCAATACATAGATGTAACGCCGACATGAGGAATGCAGATTCCCAACTTGCCAATCTGTTTTTCCCAAGCCCCAAGGCCCATTTCAATCTCCTAACTGAGATATGGAATCTTTTTGTTCTGGCCTGAGATGTTCACAGTGATATAGCCGTCATAGTGGTCTAAGGCAGATGAGCCGATTGTTCCTGCGATGTCAAGCCTCAAACTTCCAGCAACTGCCATATTATCTGTGCTCATCGTAACGGCAGTAAGGCCGCTTGTGGTTATATTTCCTGAAACATCGATGATGGATTTTTCCTGGCCTTTCTGGCCTACGGCTAAGCCTTCCTCTAAAAGGCTTATTCCTTTAAAATGTGTATATCCCATTTTGGCACCTCCATAAATTTAAAAGGAGGCAATGGATATTTCTTCATTAAATGAAGAAATATCCATCACCATTTTTGCCTTTAGGCTCCTCGTTTATTCAATTTCGCTAATCTATCCCTAAGAGCCAAAGCCAACAAAGCCGTCTCTTCATTCTCAACGCCATCGCTAGTGGGTATTTTGTAGTAAGCCAAAACAATCTCCGCTTGTTCTCTTTTTACTTTTAAATATGGCAAGACTGCTTCCAGTAGTATAGGAATTTCATTCTCCGAAAAAATCAACCTATACAATGGTTTGTGCCTGGGGCTACGACGTTCGATATAACGGCTTATATGCCCCAAGCCAGTTACTTCCCTAATCCACTCTAAAACTTCCAAATTCGTGTTGGCAAGGAATACACACGGACGAACGACAGAGCGGCCAACACGAGGCCTTCCGCTCGACCATAGAGCTATACAACCTTCCCCATCAATGAATCCAGCTATATAGGCTTTGTCGGCTTCCTTCATTGTGCCTCCTATGCCCCAGGGGATCCCCAAACCCCCCGCCAACCAGAAAATCCAACACTAAATCTTTCATAGCTTCTGAATTTTGCATCCATTGTGTCAAAATCATCTTCATGGCCAAATTCTGGACGGACACGCCAGAAGAAGTTGAGGTAATGGTCGTCTTTGCCTGCGATGAGGAACCATGCATCTTCGTCAGTCAGATAGTGGCATATCATGTATTTTAGGCCTTCATCTGCCAGGACATTAATTTCGTTGTCGCCTGTATATGGCTTATATTCTGATTCTAAAAGTTCTCTTGCGACCCATTTGTTGTTTGGATGGACAAGCAAGAGCCTTGGGCGGATGACGATTGGCATGCCTCTATCGTCTACCATGGTTTCGAAGGCATTTATTGCGGCCTGAAGGCTGGCTAGGCTGAGGTCTGCATCCACAGCTGGTCTGTTGGCAAAGGGGCCTGAACCTGCATGGCCCGCAATGTCTGGGTGGTCGGTTGCACATAAAGGCTTGCCGTCAGGGCCAGGATAAGCAGAGTTAAAAGCATGATTGAAGACGTTCCAGGCATAGACTTCCTGAGTAACCTTCATGCTTTTAGCAAGAGCTTGGCTCATTCGCCTCATAATCCCATACAAATCATCATCATACATTTCCCTTGTTACTCTAAAGCCTAAACCGAAGGCCACGTGGGTATACTTTTTCACTTTCCCCTCAAATGGCAGGTCATAGACAATTGGAGCACCAACAGGTTTAGGAACTGCCATTCCTAGGCTTGAGATTTCGATGTCCTCTTCGTATGCACGCCTTGAGGTGTTTACATTGAAGACTTGAGGATATTCTAAAGGCAGTGCCTTATACTTCTCCCAATAAACTTTACGAAGGCCAGGAGCCAATAAATGTGAAAATGCACTAGGTCTTGCTGGCATGGCGCACCTCCTAAATTAAGGATTGTCAAATTGGCTATAGCCATGTTTGACGGTGAAGTAGACTCGGCCGAAATAGTCTCCGACATTGTCTTTGAATCCGACAATCACAACAGTTGTAGATGTGGCTCCGCTGACTCTTTTGTCCACTACGGTTATTCCGCTTAAGTTGGTTAATGCACACAATGTTCCTATGTCCGTATTCATAATCTTGGCCGCAGAAGATGTTGCAGTATGATGGATATTGCCTTCAAAAATTACACCAGGCATGGCCACCCAAACCCCAATTTCTGAAGAAACTTGCTGTTGGGCATCATCTGCGGCAAAGCCTAAGATTTTTGCCCCTGCTGTGCCGTGCATCATAATGCCTGGGCCAGACAGCTTTACAGCTTGGCCTTGTTTGAAAGACTGGCCAATACCTTCGTAATAGCGGACTGTAGGAACATGTGCATTAAACTCATAAGCAGGATAAACAGGAAGGATTGCTTTTACTGCCATGACGCACCTCCGTTACTTTTCAAAATCGAAAGTCTCAACACCTCTTTCCCTTCCCTCTTGGTGGAAGGTCTGACGAACGGTTTGGGTTCTAGCTCGGATTTTTTCTTCTTTGGCCCTTTCTCTTGCCTCCCTCAATTCCTTTGGGAGTCTCATCACAACGAGGCCGCCATAATCTTTGCTCTGGCCTTCAACAAGTTCGTAGCCTTGAAATTCTCTCATTTGAAGTTTCCTCACATTTGTGAGTCTATAATAAAATTTGTCGCCATGCTTTTTCTTGTCTTCCTCTACCTTTCGGTAGAGAGGCCCCAACTGTTCGTTCAAATCACGAACATCTATGGTTTTGTTTTTCTTTTCTCCTTCAATTTCGATTTTATCAAAAACATTTTCTTTAGCCATCTTACATTCCTCCTTCCCTGTATTTTACCCATTCTTCTTCAGTCATGCCAAATTCCTGGGCTAAACGCCTTTCCTCGTCTGTCAATTGTGGAGGCTGAGATTTTGGAGGCTGGTTGGATGGGGGTTCGACTGGGGGAGGCTGTTTTTCGATTTTGCTTAAAAGGTCGGCTCCTTTAACCATTTTGTAGATTCTTTCTACAACCTCAGGCGTTCGATATTCAGGGGCCACAACTTGAAGAGCTTCGTTTATTTGATTTTCATATTTGCTAAAATCCGAATATTTCGACTTGACGGAGTTTAACATAACCTCTGAGGTTTTCTGCAAGACAGGATATAAATGGGCCTGGATGAGCTGGCTGACTGTTGTGATGGGGTCTTGCCAGAATTGCTCTTGTAGTCTTTCAAGGAATTTTTGATAATCCTCTTCAGGCTTTTCTTCAGGTTTGCGTTCAGGCATTTCTTTTTTGTCTTCATCTTTAAGTTTGGATGTTTCTTCCATTTTCTTTTTCAGCTCAAGATAAGCCTTTTCTAAATCTTCAGGCTTTTCAAATTCTCCAGCCAATTTCTTTGGCTTTTCTTCATCTTTGTTTTTTAAGGCGTTTTCTATGCCTTCATCGTCGTTAATCCCCTCATTTTTGTCTTTGAGGTCTTCCATTCATTCCTCCTTTCTTTCTATTTCGTTTTGGGCCCAGCCTAAGGCCCATTCAAGTGCGTCTAAATAGCCTTGTAAATATCTTACCATTTCGATTTTGTCTGTCCTCCTTAGGAGGACAGCGGATTCATTAAACTTCTCTGCCAACGCCTCTTCAAATTTTTTCGTTACGTCATGCCTCTTCCATTCCTTCAACTGCTGTTTCCATTCTTGCATGATATAAATCCTCCTCTAATGCGGCCATTTTTGTTAGAGTTGGAATTTCAGGCAAAAATTCTGAAGGCTCAAAAACCTCAAAACTTTTAAGTAGCTTTTTAGCCAACTTGTAATAGCTTTGTAACATTTCTTCACATGCCTTTTTGATGGTTGCAGGAATTTGAGGATTTACAAGGTAACTTAAAAGTTCAATGAATTTTTCGTATAATGCCGAAAGCTGTTGCAGGAGGATTAATGAGGCTTGCTGTTCGAGTTGTTTGGTCACGCCGCTGCCGATGCCAGTGACGTAGAAATCTAAATATTCTTTGATATCGCCATTTACGGGGACGGGTTTGAAAAAGCCGTATTCTACTCGGCCGCTTGCCTCGATTGTTCTATATTCTTGTTCTGGCCCGCCGAAGGCGTTATAAAGCCAGAAAATCATATATCCTAGTTCAGCCAAGGCATCTTTTCCCTGTTCTACGAACAAATCGAAATGCATGCCTGCCTCCCTGAGGAGGGCGAGGGTGCCTGTGGCGGTAGCTCTAGATTTTATTATGTCGCTTTGGCGGCCAAGGACATAATCCGTAATTTTGCTCCGTCGTTCGGCGTATCCTCTTACAACCTGTTCCTCAATGAAGGCCGATTGATGAACATCCCCGAGGGAGAATTCCATTAAATCTGTTGTTGGGTCATCAAGATAGAAGATTTTTGTGGGATAGATTTTGCCGATTTCCTTTCTGGCCGTTTTCCTGGCTTTAAAGCATTTTGCATTTGCAATGGTTTCATTATCAATTCTCTGGTTGTGAATGGTGTTTATTTCCTTTTGTGGATGATACAACATTTCACACAAGCCTTTTGCGTAAATTTCTCCTTCACGAGGCATTAAAGGAAGAAGGACAAATGGCCTAAATGGATATGGAGCTTCAATTCGTCGTAAAATTGTCATACTTTCCAAATGGAAGGTTATGACGAGGTCTTGGGGCAAGGAATTTTCATCTTTTTGGAATTTGCACCAAACTTCATAAAGCTCATATTCTTTCAGAATGTCAGTTTGTTGGCGTTTTAAGCCAATTTCTTCCTCTCTTTCCTCAACTGTCATTTCACCTTCGCCAGCTTGGGTTTCGTAATATTGTTTTATCTTTTCAATGTTTTTGTATAAGCCTTGTCTTTGACGGATTACTAGTTCGTCCCAGGTTAACCTAAATCTATGACCGACCCATTGACAGGTTTGAATGTCTTTGGCGTTAGGCGGAAAAACAAAATCCTCAATTCTTACAAAATCGACGTTGGCTTTGCCGTTCCAATAGACTTTGAAAATGCCTAGGCCCATCTTGACGGCTTGCATGACCCAATCTCGGCCTTTTTTGCGGATGTTTATGTCGTCCTCCATTTTTGCATCTAAGAATTTTTCGGCGTTAGAACAAATCTCAGGACAGATGTCTTTTGTGCCTTGTTCATCTTTGATAATAATTGCCCTTTTCGGGCGGATACAAACGTATGGTCTTGCTCCAAAAAGGCTTGCATACAATCTTGCGTATAAAGTCTCAACGGCAGTAGGGACGATTGGGACGAAAACGTTTGAACAACCTTCCCAAGGAAAGTCTTTTGGAGGCAAGACCTCTTCGTAGAGGTTGTAATATTCTTTCCATTTTTCTTCTAATTCTTTTCTGCTTTCTAGAGCATTCCAAATTTGGTAATATAACCAATTTTCAAGCCGCTCCATCTTCTTTCTCCAAAATGATAAGCCAGTTTTGCCAGAATATTTCCTTTTCTTTTAAAAAGGTTTTGACTTGCCAGCCTTTTATGTTTATAAGTTGTTTGATGGACAAATCGTCAAACCTATTTATATGGAATGAATGAGGCACTTCCTCATCAGACACAACTTCAAGGCATTTACCTTGAAAAAGGGGATGATTTATTTTGTAATCTTCAAGGCTTATATAGCCTTGGCTCATAACCTCCTCAAGTTTCTGCTTATAGCCTTCTTCGATGTATTGGCCTGGCCCATTTCCTATCCTCGTTTCTTCTGGAACGGTTATTACAATTCTTTTTCGGCTGACTCTGCAAGCCTCAGAAATGACCCTTTTAGGGTCTAAAACATGTTCAAGAATGTCGCCTAAAACAACACAATCAAAACTCCCGTTTGGGAATGGAAGTTTATGTGCGTCAGCTTGGACGAAGTTCGGCACGTCCCATTTGTCTATATCTACATTGACACAGCCGAACGCCGAAAGGCCGACAGGGTCTTCGGCACAGCCAACATTTAAAATCTTTCCAAAAACATTTTGTCTTTGAAATTCCATTCTGTCCATTTTACTTTTTCACTACGCCCATGAGGCAATCAACAATAGCGGTAACGCCACTCTTAATAATCTCTAAAACCTCGTCTGCACTAACTTTTCCATCGTCGTCTTTGGCTTTTTCAATTTCTTCTACGATTTGCTGGACGGCCTTAGCCGCACAAATAACAACAGGAATGTATTTTACCCAACCCATTTTTTGCCTCCTTTCAATAGCCAGTCGTGCTGGCTATTCTTTTTAAAGTTTCTTCGTACCATTCATCTTGGTTCCATTTTTCCTCCCCTTCAACTTCTTCGTCTTCGCCTCTCATCGTAACCTCAGGTTCGTAAGCCAACGCATCCAAAAGATGGTCATCTCTCGAGACGGGGAAATGTAAGATTTGCCTTTCCAATTCATGAAGGCCCTTTTCGGGGAGGAAAATCATGCCATTTTCGGCCAAAGGAATAAGGCCCCTTATCCTCTGTTTTTTCGACTCTTTAGTCGAAGGCTTCACAGCTTTTAGCTGGATGAAAAAGCCTTCATTTTCCATGATGTATTTTGCAAATGGGAAGAAGATTCTTTGCGAAGCAACATCTTCAATGGCAATGCAACGGCATTTCCATTTTCTGGCAAGACGAAAAGCCTCACGCAAGAGTTTTTCAGGCTCAAATCTTCTTTGAAGTTCTTCAAGGACAAACCTCCGGTCCTTGTAATCTCTTGCCACTACGACAATTCCCGTTGGGTCAGCTTTCTTTTTGGTTGAAACGGCAGGGTCAACAATAACTACTCTATCCATGTAGCCTAAGTCCAAGACCTCTTGAACATCTTCCTCTTTGTTGTGGATTTGAATGAGCCATTTAAATTCGTTAAATTTAAATCTGCCAAACCACGAAAGGTCAAATTCAACTGCATCTTTGGAAATTGGATTGTTTTCGTATTGGCAGGAGAAGAGGTAAGGATTTTTCTTTCGCTTTTCTTCCAACCACTCGAGTGAGAATCTTTCTGGAAAAATTGGCTCGCCATTTTGAACCGCCGATTCGTGATAGAATGGGAGGTATTCAGGTTGGTTCTTTTCTATCCAACCTGCTAAATCATCCGTTCCCCACCTCGTGCCTACGACGAGGTCGAGGCATTTTTCAGGCACTTCCAAAAGGGATTCGGCATATTCATGCCATTGAATTGCCTCCTGAACCTTAACCTCACTTGGAAGGCCGTCACTTCCAAGGCTATCCTCGCCAATCAAATCATCTTTTATTATGACATTGTAATGTGCCCCTGTGATTTTGCCTCCAACGCCTATACATTCAAATGTACATTCTTGCCAAGCTCCTTGACGGTTCAATGTGAGTTTTTCATTTGACCATGTAGTTTCGCTTTTCCTCTCAGGAATGCAGGCACTAAAGATTTTTATAAAATCTTTATTTCTTTCACAAACGTCTTTTATAAGCATGATTCGGCCTTTTGCCACTCTCTCGCCTGACCCTGCAAGGAGGCATCTTATGCCGCCATTTCCAAGAACATTCAGTTCTTTGAGGAATGGGGCTAAAAGGCCCTCGCCATAAAAACTTTGGAGGTAAAGCCACATTGGAAAAACTATGCTGAAACAAGTGGTGTTGTGGGAAACAATATCTCCTAACAAAAGAGTGTGAGTAGGATTGCTTTCTATTGAAACTATAGCCTTAGGGCCTAAATACTTCACTTCCTTTACCCTTTCCCACGCCAAGTCGCTTTCCGCCAAGGCGGTTAAGAGCTTGTGACCTAAGAATTTCGCCGCTTTTAGGACTTTTCTTCTTGAAGTGGCATAATAATTATCTACCCTTATTCCGTATTGTCTTAGCCACCATTTCCATTTTCCTATCAAGTCTCTCCATTGAGGCGGAAACTTGTCGTATTGCCATTCCTGCGTTGGCTGCTTATGCCATATTCCATTATCCGTAAAAGTCACTCTCCAATGTTTTTCCCCTATCTTATACAGCCTTGCTTGGATGCCAAACCTTAACAAAAGGTTTTGAACATCCCTGCAAAGCCATTCGGAAGCGGAAGTAAAGTTGGTGCCATGACGACCAGACTTGATTGTGCCGTCACATTCGAATAAAGCCCTCAAAAAGGCTTTAACTGTTTTTTCATCAGCGTAGAAAATCAATTTAGGAACTCTTTTTTCAGAAGAATTAACAAAATCAATTCCAGTGGCTCTTAACAAATCTCGTAATTTCGCTATTTCCACTAGAGGAGTGGTGCTACTTTTGTAGTTTCTGATTATGCCCTTGGCTCCACAAATACGAGCCAAAAGGCTTACCTTTCTTAACAGCTTTCTGTTCACACTGTAAAAAGCTATTTTGTCTTTTCCTACATGCCCATCGCCTATTAGATAGCCTAACAATGCTGCCAAGCCTGGAAAATGGCCTTTTCCAAAAGGCAACTTTCTAGGCACGGCTATCCATTCTCCTTCTTTGAGTCTTTCTGCTTCTTTCCATTGCAGGAATGTAAAAACAGGATGGTTTGTCGTAACTTGTAGTTTTCTGCCTCGTTCAGTAGTTACTTCCACGCAGGGAGCGATTTGGCCAACATCCTCTATCTTATATTTGCCTTCAATGACCTTGCCATTTTGGATTTCAAATTCTGGATAATGTCTCATCTTGTAATAATAATCTCTGACAAGGCATTTAAAGTGCCCACGGGGATGAAACCTACCAATTCTTCTTCGGCCTTTCAAAATGTCTCTTGAGAGGTCGAGGAACCATTTTTCATGGAGATTCGTCAAATCCTTAAAGCCCATGACATAGGCCAAAAGGACAGGGTCAAAAAGGCACTTTGTTCGTAATTCTACAACATCTTTCATTGCAATTCCTTTGCAAGCCTCTCTTTCATTTTTTGGATTAATTCTTGGTCGAGGGCCATGTCAGGGCCTTTTGAGATTTCAAGTTTAGCCTGCCTGCCGATGGACAATCTGTCTAGGATTTCACCTGCCGCCTTGAGTTTAAGACAAGGTTCAAGAGTTTCGTCCTTTAAAATGTCCGCATAAACTTGGACGGCTTCGCCAGCCAGTTCGGAGAGTTGGCTTATAATTTGTTCTTTTATGGAGGCAAGCCTATCCAAGGCATTTCGTTCCTTTAAAATGGCCTTTGAGGTTAGTTCTTTTACTTTCATTTCCAACGCTGGATTGTTCCTCAACATTTGCGTAACATATTGAGGCACTTTGCCGAGTTTTTTGGAGATTTCTTGGTCGGATAGGCCTTGTAGGCGGCCAAAGGCGATGGAATTGGCTAGAAGTTCTAATCTGTCTTTCATTGCACTAGCCTTTTAACGCTTTTTCTTACAATCTCCCGAACCGTCCTGGGGAATTTTTCAAACAGGCCTCTATCGTAAAAATATTCCGCCGTGGCCTGGGCAAACACCTCCTCTGGATTGTCCAAAACCGTGCCAGCTGCCTCTTCAAGCCATGCCAAATAGCCTCTGCCTGGCCTGAAAAGTCCTGCACACGACGAAGCTAGCTTTCTTTTTTCTATCGGGCTTAAATGTTCCCTGAAGATGTGGTGGCCAATCTCATGGAAGAGCGTCGTGGGTTCGCCGAGCTCTTTGCTTATACCGATTATTGGGCCTTTCGCCAAAGTCTTATAATACTCGCCTACCAAGCCAGGGAGCTCAGTTAATGACGGAGGCGGCTTTACTGGCCCCCAGTGAAAATAAGCTCCTCTTATACGCTTGAACATGGGCTTTGCCGTCTGTTGTGCTAAGACATCCTCGCCAAAAGGCACAAACTTTTCAATCTGTTTCAGAACAACCTTCGGAACTCTTTCCAATGCTGTTCTTAGCCTCCTACGAACTTCGGGATCTTGGAAAAGCCTCCACAATGTTCTTTGTGCCTCCATTCTTGTGATTAAAGGAAAAGCCAAGCCCAAAGGCATAAGGTCTTGGATTGAACGAACTGCCTCGGAGGAGCGATAGGTTAGTCTCATACAATATTATTATATCAAAACGAAGTTTTGAAGTCAAGATATGAATTTAAATTAAATACGGAGAAATAAGGATAATCGGAGGATGAAAGGTGTATTCCAAGAATGTCTTGCGTGTCGTCGCACATTCGCATGAGGGGGCATTCGGCGTGCGTTTTTCGGCATATCGGCCAACAGCCGCAAAATCATCACCCAAATTTTAGCAAGCTAAAAAATCAACAAGTTGATTTTTGTGTGTATGATTTTTGTGACAAAAAATTTTTTGTCACAACATCTTGACAACAGAAAAAAGAGTGATTATAATATTGATAAAAGCAATTGCTTTTAGCTCTTTGACAATTAAATAGAGATAGACGGCAAGGCCAAGGCCCCTCAAAAAAAAATTATAAAAGGAGGGGCAAGATGATTAAAAAAACTATCAAAGTAGATAGAAACCAAACAATCACTGTTGGTGGTCTTAAAAAAACCGTCCATGTTGTTGCTGAGAAGGAAATTGACTGGCCGGAGACAATTGATGAAGCCGTGCAGTTGTTTGGTGATGAAAAAACGGTCTTAGAAAAGATACAAGAGATTTATAGAATTAGACAACAAGATAAATTAGCAAGGCAAAAAGCACTCGAGATTGTAGCACCTGAAAGGGCATTGCTAAAAGAGAAGGCCGAACAAGTAAACAAACTAGCAAAGCTCATTCTTGAAAAGGGCCTTTCAATTGAACAGTTAGAAAAAATGATAAACAAAAAATCTAAAAAATAAATCTTAAAAGGGGCTTTGGCCTTGCCTTTTTTATTTTATGCCAATGTCAAGTTAGCTTGTCAAGTGAATTCTTAAACTAGCATTTTTAAAAATGCTGATTATATCTATGTTTTTGACTGTCAAGTGAATTCTTAATTTTTTAAAAATCTCATTTTGTCAACTAAATTCTTAAAATGCAGATATAATCTGCACTTTAACTTGTCTCTTTATTTTTCTCTTGACATTTTTTCTCTCAGTTTTTGTAAAATCCCTCAAAAACGCCGATTTTTTCTATGTTTTCACGTGGACAATTTGTGGAAAAAGTAAAATCTTGTCTTTTGCAAGCTATAGCTTGCATTTTTGCGTTTGTGGTCAATCCTTTCCACATTTTGTGGACATTCAAAATCTTAGATTTTGCAGATATAATCTACGTTTTGACGATTTTTGTCCACATGTCCACACAAAATACTTCGTATTTATTATTTTACATTTTGGCATTTTACATTTTGGATTAAAATTTTTGGCAAAATTTTCTTCGGCAAATTTTTCCTTCCATCTGTTTTTTCGGCAAATTTTTTGCCTATATTCCTTTCCAA